CTCCATACCGGCGACGTCAAAGTCAAAACCGTTGGGGTGTCGTTTAAGATCCATGATCAAACCATCCCAGCCCATTTCCCACTTACTAAAACCACATGTGTGATCAAGAGCGCGGTGGTGTTTAACCCACTGCGAGTGCTGCCGCCCATATAGGCGGTGGTAGAGATAAACAAGCTCTTTCGAACTAGTTACAAACGTGCGGCCTTTCCGCGCGTTCAGCTTCTCTTCTGAACGGATCTCTTCCTTCTCCGTATGACCCCACAATAAAGTGGGTTGGAACCCGGCTTTGACATCATTCAAGAAATTCTCAAAATAGTCGGGGTTTTCTTTAACGAAGGTGTCCGTGCGAGGGTACAGAAAATTGAGTGGATAGCCAACCGATTTTGCGGGTTCAAACTGGTGTAATGCTTCGTCAGCACCGTAAGCACCAGACCCAGTAATCAAGCGGGCATTCTCAGTAAATCTCCACCCATTGACAAACTTAACGATCTCCTCATCACCCGTCTTTACGGGTTTTGCAAACTTGATCAGTTGAGTTGCTTCTGTCTCAGGGAACATACCAGGGTGGTGGATACCGAACCCCTCAAAGACGGATGCAGGCCAATGGAACTCTCGCGCTGAGGTGAGAACCTCAGGATCTTTATATCGCTTCCCTTTATGTGCAGAACCGGGACTAACCCTTTGCACAGCAACAAACACGGCCAAAGGGCCGGGGATAAACGATTCTTGTACAGACGTCCGGAATTTTTCAGCCAGACGAGGGAACGCCCCCACCCAGTAGTTCTCAGTCAGTGTCAGAGCAACTACTATATCGGGTGGGGGCGGCATCAAAATCCCGGGAGCGGGCGAGACAAAAGATCATGAAGTCTCGCCAACTCAGAGGGATCACCCTCGGGTAATTTGAACCCGACAGGTGCCATGGGCAAGAAATAATTGACATTCCCAGCCATGGAATCCCGGCGCCATTTGCCGAGATGCATCCCAATCACAGCCCCCTTTTGATCAAAGATGGGAGCCCCAGACCAGCCATCCTCCGAAGAGAATTGGTGCTCATAAAACCCACGACCAGTAATCTCTGTGCGGATATCACCGCGAGAAATCTGAACCATCTTGTTGTTC